CCCGGCGCTATCGCCGTTTCAGGTGATCTACTTCTCGATCTCGATGTAACCCGGCATGGTGGTAGGCGCTGACACCGTGAACAGGCCCTCGAAGGTGATCTGAAGGCCAGTCTCCTTCTTCTCGCTCAGCACGATGTCGCCCGGCATGGCGTAGGCTTTCGGGATTGTCGCCTTGAAGTCTTTGCCGCCGTTCTTCTGGACGCCGGTCACAATCACGTTGTCCACTTCCACCATTGCCGCCATCGCCTGGCCGCCCAGCTTGTAGCTGTCGCCAGAGCTGGTGGAACCGATGCTGCCCATCACTTTGACGAGCTGCGTCCACTTCCATTCGGCAATGGTCACAGTCGCCCGGAAGAAGGCGTCGGTGACGATGCCCGTGCCAGCCACGTTGCCGCGCGCCTGCGACAGATCGGGGTAGTAGGGCGTGAAGCCTTGCTGAATGGTGATGTCGCCCAGGGTTGCCCCCAGGTCTACGTTGTCCACGGTCACATAGCCGTCCGTGCCGTAGAGAATGTCAGCCGCAGTTGTTGCGGAGATACCGCCCATAGTTTAGCCTCCAATCAGTTGATCTAAGCCGGCCAGCGCTTGCCGCGCCGCCCGTTCCCAGGTGTAGCCGGCTGCCTTTTGCGCTGCCCGCCGGCCCACCGCCAAGGCCCGCTCCCGGTCGTCGTATACCGCCCGGAGCTGGGCCACCGCTGCCTCGTAGATCGGCTCGAAGCCCCACGCCTCATAGCCGAAGTACCGCTCATACGTCTCGACAATCGCCGGCCGGCAGGACACCGGATAGGCCACCTCATCGTCGAGATAGTCCAGCATCCCGGTGTTGGCCGCACAGACCACCGGCAGGCCCGTAGCCATCGCCTCCAGCGGCATCAGGCCGTAGCCTTCGCCGGAGGACAGGTACAGCAGCACGTCGCCCGATTGCAGCCAGCGCGCGACCTTCGAGATAGGCCAGTCTTCCGCGATGATGCGCACGTCGTCGCGCCCGACCACGCCGGCCCCGTTCCTTGCCAACACGTCATCAGTGTTGACCTTGATCTCCAGCCTGGCGTCCGGCAGGGCCGCGTCGACGTAGGCCCGCAGCGCCATCGTCAGGTTCTTGCGCGAGAGCAAGCCCCGCCCCCAGACCAGCACCCGGAAGGGGCCATCACGCCCCGCCCGCTCTACCGGCTGGAAAGCGCCTGTGTCGATGCCGTAGCCTGACACCATCATGGGTACAGTGACGCCGCTGTTGCGGAAGGTCTGGTACACCCAGCACGAAGGCACCCAGCACCCGCCCGCCCGGTTGATGACTTGCGCCCAATGTGGGGGCATTGGTTCGACCTCGATCATGGTGTGCCAAACCACGTCCGGTCTGGGCGCCTTGCCCAACGCCCAGGACACAGGCAGCCCGGTCAACACCGCCACGTCGTAGTCGAAGTCGGTCGGCTGGGCCAGATCGGCCCCGACCTTTTCCAGCGCCTTGTACATCTCGCGCGCCACCGTGCCGTAGCCGGCTGGCAGTTCCGCATTGGCCATCGGGCCCCACAGCAGTCTCATTGCGCTACCCATTCGCTGAACGTGACCATGTAAGCGCTGGTCACTCTGGGCCATTCCGTGCCAGGATCGCGGCCGACAATCGGCCCCATGACACGGTAGGCTGTCGGGATGTAGACCGTTCCCACGCCGGAGATCGTCGCAGACTTGGCCGCCGCCGCCCGGTGAAGGGCGCCAAACACGGCCAGGTCGTTGTCAATCGCCGCTAGGAACGTCGCTCCGTAGCAGTGGATCGTGAACCGTTCTTCGGTCATCGGGATGCCAGTTTCAGCCGCGCCGCCGTCCGGCAGGAGGAGCGCCGCATTACGCAGCGCAAAGCCCGCCGGCAGTTCCACGGCGTGAACCTGCACGCTCGCGCCTACCGCCGCATGGAGATAGGCGGCCAGCGCCTGGATCGTTGAAGACCGGGCCGGCAGCGTCACGATCCGCTCCTTTCCACGAAGACGCGCAGACCGTCGTCATTGATGAAGTACTCGCGCGCCGTGCTGCGCGCTATCTCGTCGGCGTCGGCGCGCACCTTTTGCGCCGCCGGCCACAGCCAGGGATAACGCCAGAAGCGCCCCGTGCGCGGGTCGGTCCAGCCGGCTTCCAGGTACGTGCCATAGTCCAAGTCGGTCGTGATGTTGGCCGTCTTCAGGAAGCCCCGCTCCTCCGGCACAACCTCGATAGAGCGCATCAGATCGCCTGTGTCGATGTGGTGCGACTCCGGCTTGTGCGGATGCGGCCCCGGCCCTTTGCCCGGCGCTACGTTCTGGCGCGCCTCGCGCGCCCCTTCGTGGGCCATCGAGAGGGCCAGCGCACGGGCGAAGATATCGCCGCGCGCCGCTACTTCCCTGGTTCGGCTGTTCACCTCGATCCGGCTGTTCAGTCGCATGGTCAGTTGACCCGTTTCAGTTCCAGTTGGAGCACGTCGCCCCAACCGGCCAGGTCGGTGATGCGCTGCACGTCGAACGGCCCGGCGTCGATGGCCTCGCCGTTCTCCCTGGTCACGCTCACCACCCGATAGAGCACCTCCGGCGCTGGCGTGCTGTCAAAAGCCACCAACCCGGCCGGCGCATCGGCCTTGTCCATGTAGAGCATGTGGGTTGCGATGGTCGTGCCCGCCATCCCTGCGCTGGCCCGCTCCTCCAGGCTCAGGCGTTGCAGCAGGCCCCACAAGCCGGCGTGTTGCGCCGCCGGCGTGTCGAAGCTGATCTGCCGGTTGCCTGAACCAGGGTGCAAGGGATCCGCGGCAGTCGATACCGCGCCCTTCTGCAAGGTAAAGCGATGCACCATCATCGAACGCCACTCGCTCATGGTTTAGTTGCCTGCAATCCAGAAGTTAACTCCCTTGGCCGGCGTCGCCACTGGCGTTGCGTCGATCTCGTAGGTGCGTAGTGTGATGTTACGCCCGGATATGCTCACACCGCAGCTCCACGCATTAGCGACCGCAGGATTGACCACATCACACCCGTAAGCCGTGACAGTCGTGATAGCCACCGGTGTAATCACCGTCTGGGTGATGTTCCCTGTTGCGCCAAACTCGAACAACTTACCGCTGGCCGGGTTGCCCACGGGGTAATCATTTCCGCCGTACAGCACCGCGCCCGTTGCGCCGTCCACCTGGAAAGTCAGACCACTGCCGGCGCCACTGTAGGTCACGATATCGGACCCGTTCCATCTCTCTACGCAGTTGCCGCTTTCGGTGGAGCATAGCAGGCTGCCACGCTCAGTCGCCCCAGCCGGCGCTTCCGGCTCCTGGCAGGCCACCAACAGAAACGCTGTCACCACCAGCACAATCACCAGCGCAGACAAAACCTTTGCAATCTTCACAGAAACCTCCTTACACCATGCGCCTGAGCAGGCGCGCCTTATTGACCGCTTCCTGCGGTATTGATCCTGCGCCGTTCCGTCCGTAGCTGACCGAGGCGCTGCCCAGCGAGCGGCTGGCGATGCCCGGATTGGCCCGCGAGGCGTAGAAGGCAGAAGCCGCCAGGGCCACCGCATCCTGCGCCATCGCATCGACTACGTACCGGCTCACTGTGTCGCCCAGGTCGTGGGCCGCCGCCGTTGTGCCGTTCTGCGCACGCTCCACCGTGACCGTCGATCCGACCACCTGGGCAACGTGCATCAGTTCGTCGCCGCAGCGCAGCATCCAGCCCGCCTGACAGCCGGCCAGCGTGAAGCTGGTTGCCGCCGCCGACAGGCTGCCCGCCAGCGTGCCCACGGTGGAGAGCGTGGCAGGATAGCCCCACCAACCCGTCACCGTGATCTGCTGGCGCCGGGAGAGCGACCAGACCCACGTCCGGCTGCTTACCAGTTCCAGCATCGCCTTGGGCGTGCCGTTCTCCGGGTACAGCGCATAGTCCGAGGCCGCCAGCGCGCCGCCGCCGTCCACGACTGAGACAGCGCTCAGCAGGTCATCCTCGAACCACAGTGCCATGCCGCTGTCCGGGATGTCGAACTTCTTGGCTGCATACTGCGGCAGGAAAACTCGCCGCGCCTCGCCTTCCAGCCACCGGCTGGCCCGCTCGATAGCGCGGCCGATCGTAGCATCCTGGCCCGTGCCAGTGATACCCAGATCAGCCTTGAAGTCTTCCAGGCCCAGATACCAGCGCGTCATTGCTACGCCTTGCCCTTTGCCGGTTTGGCCGGCTTCTCAGCGTCCTCAGTCGGCGCATCGGCCACAGCCGCGCCCACCTCGATCAGGTACTGGCCTACCTCGCCGGGTAAATCCAGCACCTGGCCGGGATGCACCGCATCGGGCCAAAAGTCGCCTTGCCGAAACGTCACGATCTTGACACGCATAGGTCACGCTCCTGAGCTACACCGTAATGTTGTAGCTCAAGCCAACCATGCCGGCTTCCTTGAACTGGATGTCCAGGCGGGCCGAGGCGATGATGTACCACGCATCGGAGAAGGGCACCTGCCCGACGAAGATCCGCGGCCGGCGACGCCAGCCAACCCGCACGCCAGACCGGTTGACCAGCATGAAGCTGCCCTTGGTGTTGTTACCGGCGGTGTTGTGGATCTTGCCGCTGGTGTCAGTCAGGCCGTACATCTGGCTCTTGATGATCGGAATGCCCTTGATCCGGCCCAACTCGCCCGTCAGGATGGTTGCCTGCGGCCCGTACTTGTCGATGGTCATTACCTCGCTCAAATCCTCGAACTTGAGCGCCGTGGGGATGTCCGTAATCAGCACGAGCTGCGACGGGTCAGCGCCGAACACGCCGCGCGTGCCCATCAGCAGGCGGGTAGCGTTCAGGTCTTCGATGGTCAGCGCGCCGCCGTCGCGGGCGTCAGTCGTGGTGACAACCAGCGGCTGATGCCGCAGGCCGTCCAGCACCAACAGCCGCCAGGCCGCCGAGATGCCAGCGTTGCCGGTGTCCGAGATGTTGGTGTTGTCGGTCGTCTCGTCGCCAGAGATCAGCAGTTCCTCGATGGCCTGCGCAAAGGCCACGCCATACTGGTCACGGAAAGCGCCCTGAACGTTCAGGATGCTGTCTTCCACCTGCTCCTCAGACCAGTAGGACAACGCGCCCAGCTTGCCGGCGCTGAACGTGACCTTGGCCGTCCCGATCTTGCTGTCAGCGGTCGGGGTTGCGCCCAGCACAAGCTGGCTTTCGTCGGTCGTTTCCGCCACCTTGTAGAAGGTGGGGTCGGCGCTTTCGGTCGGCCAGTCGTAAGGCTGCGAGGGCATGTCGAACTGGTCGAGCGTTCCCAGCACCGCCGCGTTCAGTCGCACGGTGCGCCACAGCATGGCGCTCATCAGGGTGGGCACCCACTCATCGCCGTAGCTGGCCTGCGTGGAGTAGATGACCTCGTTGGACTTGGCGCCGATCTCCAGAAGCTGCGCCAGGCCCTTGGCCGTCACGTTGTCGGAGAACTTGACCTGCTTCGCCAGCACCTTACCGCTGGCGTCCATCACGTCGCCCACGTCCTCAGCGCCCGCCACGTAAGGCTGCGCGATGACGGGATCGAAGGCGGGCACGTCCTCATAGTAGCGCTGGGAACCGGGAGCGGTCGGCCAGCGCACTACCCGGTCACGGGCCTGCATGAACTTGGCCGCGCGGGTCATGGCCGCCCGGCGGAAGCGTTCGCTCGGCTCCGGCGCCACACCTGCCCGCGCCATGCGGCTGGCCAGGTAGTAGTCCTTCACCAAGTCCATGTCCGCCACGCGGTCGAACTTGGAACCGACGATGATCTGCGAGAGCTTGCCCATCGCCTCGGCTCCCGCCCCGCTGCCCAGGTCGGCCACCGGGAACGGGGGAACGGTCGGGGCCGCCTTGGGCGTCTGACCGGCGATCTCCGCCAGCAACTCGGCCCGCAGCGCCTCGCGCTCCTGCTTGGCCTTGTCCTCCGCCTGCCGCTGCGCCAGTTGCTTGGCCTCGATGGCTTCCAGCACCTGGGCCGCGATGGCCGAAGGGTCAGGCTGGGTGATCTTCGCCATCACCTCGGCGGCGATGGCTTCAGTGTCCACAGTCATAGCATCCTCCATTGCCGGCTGCGCGCCGGCGTCCTTTAAGTCTGTGCCATCGCGCAACGCTTTGGCAACCGAAAACAGCGCCTGCTGGTGGGCAGGTACCGTTACCACACTGATCTCTTGCAAGTCCCAGCGCACGATGCGCTTCACGCCGTCCGGCTGGAGATAGCCCAGCGCCTTGTCGCCGCGCGCCCTGACCGAGAAGGCGTTCAGGATGCCGCGCTCGATCATCTTGGCAACCTTTGCGCCCCACTCCAGGGACTTGTCGATGGCCACGCGCACTCGCAGCCCCATCGCATCTACGTTGGCGTCCACCGTCTTGCCCACGGGCCTGTCCAGGTCGTGGTTGTGCAAAACGATGGGGTTGCGCATGTACTCGGTCAGGCCATCCTGGAAGGCTTTCGGCTCGATCAGGTCGTTCACCCGGTCAGCCGTCGCCATGTTGGCGTAGCCCTCGATGTACAGCACATCGCCGTCGGTCGGGTCCGGCCAGCTTTTCGCCAGCGTCATGTGGAAGTTGACCGGGACGGCTTCGGTGGGCACGGACTTGTCAGGTGCGTCTTCTTCGCTGGCGTACAGGGCCGCCAGTTGCGCCTTGGCGTCGTCTTCCGTGTCATGGCAGGCGACCGTCTCGCCTACCGAGCCGTCCGGGTTTTCCTTGTGGACGCAGAAGCGCCCGTCGTCATTCTGGATTTTCCAGGGCATGATCTACCTCTTCGTTCCAATCCACGCCGCCACGTCGGCCGCGTCGATCTCCTTGGCGTCCAGGGAGCACCGGCAGTTGCCGCCGCACTCGCTGTTCACAGTTGGCGGGGGCAGCATACCCTGCGCTTGCCAGCCCATCTGGTTGTAGCGTACACAGTCATCGCAGTGATCCGCGATACCCAGCCGGCGCCGCTCGATGATGGCCTTGCCGGGAGCGCTGGGCCGGCGATGCTCACGCTCAGCCAGCCAATACTCACGGCGGGCATTGCCCAGGTACATGCGCAGCCGGTTGAGCGCCTGCGCCTCCGAGACCTCGCCGTTGGCGATCTGCTGGGCCATGTTGCGCAGGTGGCGATACTCGCTCTGCAGCCGGCCGCCGATGTGGCCGAAATCCTGCTGCGTCAACCTGTCCCAGCCGCCAGCGCCCAGCGCCCGGTTTTGCAGGTACAGGCGCTTGAGCTCTTGTTGCATCGTCGCCTGCCACACCGAGGGCGACAATCGCCCATCGATAGCCTGCTGCGTGATGCCAGTCAGCAGGTCCTGCTTGGCGTTGACGTGCGCTTCCAGTAGCCGCATCACCTCGGCCCGCGCCACAAACTGCTGACGGCCGTTGAGGAGCCGGACGTGGTAGCGATGCGTTCGCAGGTCAAACCAGTAGCCAGGTAGGAAGTCCACAGCCTACGCCTTTCGGGCGTGCAATAGCCGCTTGTAGCGGTTCGGGATGGCCGGGCTTGCCATCCAATCGGCGGCTGCGTCCAGCGCATCCGCCTCGCTAACCTCGGCCATGCGGTCGGTCAGGTCTTCCGGCAACGGGTCGCGCTCGACGTCGCCGCCGTGGTTCTTCTCGACCCAGGTCACAATGCGCTCAGCGTCCACCCGGTCAACGCCGGCTTCAAGCAGCGCCTGAACCTGCGCCTCAGACCACGCCACCTTAGCCACGAGATACCACCCTGGCCGCAGCCAGGAACAGCGCCTGTAACTCAGGCCCAGCGCCCAGCGCCTTGGGCGTCTCCAGGTCAGCCGCGTCGACCGCGTCATCCTCCTGGCGCTCATCCTGGCGACCGGCGATGAGCAGCGGCGCGCGCCGGTCGTCTTCCTCCGGCTCCGGCTCAGGCTCGGCGCTCTTGCCCACCGTCGCTTGGTACTCCGGCCAGGTCACGTCGCCCCACTCTGCCGGCTGCATCCCCAGGTCAGTGCGCACCTCGTTGATCGAGAGCACGCCCCGATCCAGGTAGGTCGTGTGTTGCTGTAGCTGCTGCTGCGTGTCGCGCGGCACTACGTCCAACCAGCGCAACGTATCCTTGGGACCGTAGAGCGGCAAGACCTCGGCGTTGAAGCGGTTAGCCAGCCGGGTTAGGAGCGGGGAAAGGGTGTACTTGCCTACCAGGTATTCCGCCATCCGGGCGTTCGCCAGCGGCACGTCGTCGGAGAGCATCAGCGCCGGGTGTACGCCCAGCGCCATGAAGATGTCTTCCCGGTTCATCTTGCGGCCGGCGATGTATTCGGCGTCGCGCTGGCTCATGCCCAGATCGCGCGCCTTGAAGCCGGCCCACAGGAAAGCCACCTGGCCCGCCTTCTCCGGGCCGCCCGTGAACTTGTCCTTGAACCACTTCTCCATCAGCTTTCGTTGGTCGTCGTCGATGAACTCCATGTCGCTCTCGACCACCGTCGAAAGCCGCGCTTGATTTCTGAAGATGGCCCGGTTGTGCCGCTGCGCCGAAACGTCCGCCTCGGCTGCCAGGAAAGCGGCGTCAGCCTGCCCTAGGCCGTACAGATCGTTGGCCGGGTTGAAGCGCTTGAAATGCACCATGTCGGCCAAGCCGATGGGCCAGGTGCGCCCCATGACCGTGTAAGCGTAACCCGTGACTACGCTCCCTTGCCCAACCAGCTCTACCCGGTCAGGCCGCAGGGGGAGCAGCATACCCGGCGGCTCGGTGGGAGCGTTGCGCCCGCCCAGGTACAAGAACGCATCGCCGGCCAAGCCCAGGCTGGCGACGATGCTCTCGATCAATGTAAACTTGTCCAGCCCCAACCATTCCATGCCCGGCGCCGGCTGGCGCAGCAGGTCCAAAAAAGGGTGATCCTCGTAGGCGTCGGCGTCTTCCCCTGGCCCCTTGAAGATGGCCAGCTTGGCCGTGGCCGCCGCTTCGGTGATCTTGGTCAGCGAGGCGAAAAAGGCGGGAGAGTTGCGGTATTGTTCCGCCTGGCGCTCGTAGGTAGAGCGGTCAGGGTCTTGCAGGTCGGACCAGGAGCTTTCTTGTGCCCAGGGCGGCAGTTGCACCCGGCGCGCGCCTTGCGCTTTGGGCGCCAGCCCGAACAGCCCCGCAACCCGGTCAACGTTGGAGAGGATGCTCACGTCTTGTACCTCCCTGCTACCAGCGAGCTACCCAGCGCCAACAGCGCCCAGAACAGCAGCGCGCCCCACAGCGCCGGCCCCCAGGCGACCACGCCCAGCAGGGCCAGCCACACCGCAGCCAGCACGCTCAGCCAGCAAACCAGCGCAACCACTGAGGACACACGCACTTTGCAAAGCTCCTGGAAACACAAATGCCCGCCCTGGGAACCCAGGGCGGGCATAAGCACGGTACCACCAACCCACAAGGAGGAGGAAGACGGCTAAATCATGTCAGGCGCCGGACGGGCCGGCAGTCACTTGTTAATTGTGCCCGACGTTTTCAGGATACATCAAAAATGCGCCAGTGTCAAGCCCCCTTGCGCCGCTCGTGGGCCACGGCTTCCAAGAACTGGTTAGCCGGCTGCCGCGCGCTGTCCAGGTAGGCCCGCAGGTCTTCAATCAAGTCGGAGATGTATAGCTCGTGATGCGCCTTGCACCGCGCGCAAAAAATCCGCACCTTGCCCCGGTCGATCTCGCCCAGGTAGGAACCACACACCGGGCCAGCCGGCGGGCCAGGGCAGCGCAGCTTACGGGTTGGCATCGGCCGCGCCCTCCCCGTATTCTGCTTCCAGGTGGGCCAGGAAGTTGCCGCCCTTCGACGTGAGCCAGGCAAAAGCGCCAGAGGATGCGTCTACCTGGTCATCATGCGCCCCGAACGGGAAGGCGCCCATCTCATCCAGATAGGCGTTGTTCCAAGGCGCTGCCACGATGTCCACGTTGCCGCCCTCGGCTTGGTCAGCCAGCGGCTGCGCCCGAACCTCCTTGGACCCGGTGGGCGCGTCGACCGCGACCGGATAGCCGGCAAACATGCGAATATCGTTCTCAGCCACCTCTTTGCCGCTCGATCCCCCTTCTTTCTCGATCACGGTGCGCACAGGTGGGCCAGGCCGCTGCTTGTCCAGCGCCGCCGTTTGCAGCATGATAGCCCGGCGCGCTCTGGAAGACCACTGGCCCCTGACCACATCTTCGACCACGAACCGCCCGTCGTGTGTCTTGCCTATCAGCACGCCAGCCGACCAGTCGCCGCCGCCGGCCGTCGATGCTTTGTCCCAATAGCGCACTCTAGCCTTGACCGCGCCCGGTGCGGCTGGAGTGATGCGAAACCAATCCCTCTGAAACATGCCGCCCGTCGCCGGCAAGGGCCGTTGCTGGTAGAGCGCCGAGAAGCTCCATGACCCCATGACCTTCTGCGACTTGAGCAGCGACTCCCGGTCAAAGCGATCAGGGCATAGCGCATCGCCCGGCGCACGCCCCAAAGGATCCGCGTCCTCAGCCAGCGCCGGCAGGCTGATAACTTCCCACGCCTCCCGGTCGTCGCTGGTCAGGATGCGCCCGGCCAGGTCATCTTCGTGCCACCGGGTCATAATCAGGATGATAGCGCCGTCCGGCTCCAGGCGGGTGTACAGGTCGTCAGTGTACCAGTTCCAGCAACGCTCCCGGTAGGCGTGGCTGTTGGCCTCTTCGCGGCTCTTGACAGGATCGTCGATCAGGATCAGATGGCCGCCGCGCCCGGTGATGCCCGACCCTACGCCCGTCGCCCTCACCCCGCCGCCGTCCACCGTCTCCCAATCGTCGGCCCGCGTGACCGTCAACCGCAAGCCAGCCTCCAGGGCAACCCGTTGACCTTTGCGGCTGAACTGCATAGCTAGGTCGTTGTTGTAAGCCCCCACGATACAGCGCAGGTCTTTTTGCTTGAGCATCCGCCAGATGGGATAACGGATTGTCACCATCTCGCTCTTGCCGTGGCGAGGCGGCATGAAGATCATCAGCCGGCGCAATGAGCCAGCCGTGACCCGCTCCAGGGCCTGCTGGACGTAGACCAGATGACGCCAGCGCCAGTTGAATGTCGGGGTGACAACCGAAAGCCAGGTAGGGAACGGAGGAGGAGCGTTACGTTTGGTCAGGCTCAGCAGCCTGTCCATCTCGGCGCGCTCGCGCGGCGTCAAGAAGGGCAGCAATGCGGGCAAGTCGCTCATCGTCGCTGAGGCTAACATCGCGTGTCTCAATCGGGCCGTCGTTGGCGCCGGTCAACCGCAGCGTGCTTGGCGGCGCCGGTGGGTAGAGGCTGGGCATTAACTTTGCCCGCTTGTCCAGAATAACAAAGCAGCGGTCAGCCGCTGCGTAGTCCCCCTTCTTCGCCTTTGCAAAGTAGACCTTCCACAGGTCGTCAAGGCGCTCTACTTCGAGCTGGCGCAACTCCTCGGCAATCTCCGAAGTCTGCGCTTGCAGACGCCCTAGTTCTGCCTTGATGTCCTTCTGAACCTGATCTTTGCCATACTTGGGCGATACGCCTTCGACCCCGCGCAATTGCTCGGCAATCTCCTCTAGCGTGCCGCCCTGCTTACGAAGCTCTACCGCCAGCCGCCGGCGCTCGGCCACCGCCAGCCGGATCGGCGCTGTCATGCTCATTGCCATGTTGCAGGATAGGGGGTTGCAGCCGACAGCGCCGCGGCGTCATCGGCTGCAAACTCTCAAGTACCGGACGCACGGGCACGCCCAGCAGGCGCAGCGCCGCGGCCCAGCCGGCCCCGGATAGCAGCCGCCAGCCGACCGGCACCGGCGCGCAGCCGACCCATCAAACCACCCATGAGGCACCTCCATGCAACGAAAAAGCGCCACGGTCAACGACCGGGGCGCTCATCTCCCGAAAGCTCGGTTAGCTCTCGTGTTCGTTTTCAGTCTAACATGGAAAAAGCGGCTTGTCAACCAAGAAAAACACCAAGCGACCGGGCCAGCGCTTGCAGCTTACGGTCAAGCCGCAAGGTGGGCAGACTGGGGATGCGACTGGTCAGCTTGATACCTAGCGCCTTGGCAACGTCCATCCCATCCAGGTACTTGTCTCCCAGGTCGATCAAGTGGGCTTTGCGCAGGAACTCCTCTTTCTGGTCACGGGTCTGGAAGCAGATGGCGACCCAAAACTCGCTGTCTGTGGCGTCCACAAAGCGGTCATTCTCACGCTTGGCCCGTTCACGAAACCCGGTCAAGACCTGCGAGGCTTCGGCCAGCGCCTCGGCTTCCGCTTGGTCGGGCGGCGGCATATCGGGCGTATCATCCTCATCTACGCCGGCCAGCGTGATATTGGAACCAGCAAGGAGGATGTCATCACCAAAGTTAAGCTCGATGTTCGGCATAGTAGCGCTCCCTGTACTCCATGCGTTTGGCCTCTAGCTCAGCCAGCGGGAACCATTCGAGGATGCGCCTGTAGTCATCCGGGAAGTGTTCGCTGATCGGCTTGAGAAAGCGGTAGTCCAGGCCGTCGAAAGACCGGCCAAAGACCTGATAATCGACTGGCAGCTCGACGCCCGCCTGCTTGATGGCCCGGATCAGATCATCCTTGCGCCAGTCGTAGGTCGGGTAGAAGCTGCGCCTTTCCAGGTTGACGGCTCCATACTGCTTGATAGCCGACCACCTGTTCAGGCTGTCCGTCGCCCGGACCCCAACGGCGGTATACGTCGTCTCTGGCAATCCGTAGCTCGCCTTCACCACGTTGAAAACGTCGTCATAATCGAACTCTACCAAATCGGCATCCTCGATCACGGCGCAGTTTTCCGGCGCCTGAAAAGTGAACGCTCTCAGCCAGCGATAGAGCGACGGGTGAGGCATACGGATGATGCGGGCGCCGAACCAGTCTTCGTAGTAACGCAGGCTGCGCTCCACAAAGTCCAGGCTTGGCACAAGGTACATATAGACCGGCACAATCCGGGAGAAGTGTTCGCGCA